CCCAGCTTCTTTCAGCATCGTTAGCATTGTCGCCATGACGTACTGAAATGTCAAAGGGGTGACCAAACCCGAAGAGAGCTTGGACAACAACGCCCTCTGCGCCATGAGAGTATAAATGGGTACTATCTTGGTGCCGCTATAACCGGAATGCATACTGGTCACAGTGCCGGTCTCGAATTCGGACAATATCGATGAAGTACCAATTCTATCCTGCTGCGAATAACCAGCTGCGGTGGAATCCAGTCCCTGTAAACTTGTCAAGTCCCTAATGTAGACACTTCGGAATAACCGATCGATCAACGGAATGCTATAGCCGAAGGAGACCAGTCCGCGGCGGAAAGCCTCGTACGTGCCAATGTACTCGTCCTTGTCGGTCCAAATAGTGACGTTGCCCACCACCAAAAGGGGATCGATCCTAGCCTCAGCTGGAATGATTCCACCAACGGCAAGTCCGCCGATAGCAGGGGGTGGTGGCTCAGGCCGCGGCGCGGGAGCGACGACAGCACCCGGAGACACCGGACGATCAACTTGTTCGTCCACCACCACTGCCGGAGCTCGAAGAGCACCGGGCGCGGGTGGGTTGGCTTGACCGGAAGCGACCGGCAACGCCCCCCCTGAGACAATCGGGCAGGGCACGCGGCTGGGGGCAACCTCGGAGACATATCCAGCGGCCTCGGACCGAGCGATCTGCTCATCGACTACCACATTGGGCACTAACCGGATACCCTGATGGGATACTGCCAACATTGATCCGCCAGAGATGGCTGGCAACAACGCAATAGCAGGACCCCATACCCGCAAACCGGGACCGCAATCCATGTCCACTTGATCGTCGAGATCGCCAAAACGGCACTCAACGTTGCATCCCTTACATTCGCGCCTTGACCAGGAACTCTTGCTTCGACACGTTTCGGTAGACGCCAAGCTACCACAATCGGAGGCGCTATCATCGGCACCAAACCGGCACTCAACCTCGCTTCCCTTACACTCATCCCTCGAGCAGGAACTCATGCTCGAACACGTCTCAATGGACGCCACGCTGCCACAATCGGAAGCGCTATCATCAGCCTCGGAAACCTGATCTGGATCCTCCTCGATCGAATCCCACTCCGCCACCAAGTCGTATTTATCTAGGATAATCGCCTTGACGGTAGGGGATGGCGTCTTCCCAAATAATCTGGCTTCGCTGAACATGATCTTGTCTAGTGCTGCGAAAGCCGACTTTATATTGGGGAGAAGCCACGCTGATACCGCTGTCAACCACGGTCGTCTATCTACTTTTTCCTTGGGGGTGGCTATCCAAGTAGGCGCAAAAGGTGCTTTTACAACAGGGACATCGATCGCTGCTGGCTGAGCTTCTACCGGAATGCCAGCCTTTGCCAACGATTCCTTCGCCTCCTTGATACAGGCCTCTGCCTGATCGAACTCGTGAACCCTCAAATGGGCATCAGCTCGTTGAAACGACAAAACCACGGGTCTCAGTACACGGCACATCCCAACGTCGCGCTTAGACAGCGCTTCGTCGTACATGGCCTGGATCCTGGGATCTCCCAATGGCTCGTCGTCTTCCGCCTCTTGTGCTGGCTCCTCGGCCTTACTCTTGTCGGCAGAAGGACAATCTGCTTTAAGGTGCCCGGGCAGGTTGCAGTTGTGGCACAACCGGACCGGTTGGGCAGCTCCGGATTTGCCACCTCTCTTGGACTCCTTCTGGTTCTTGGACCTTGAAGCTCGTTGCTCACCATCCTTCAGGAGTCTATTTCCTCCCGTGTGCTTGGCGGCACCAACTGCGGATCTGCCCGCGCTTGAAACTGGAGGGGCTCCCCCCACCAGCAATCGAACCTCCTCGATGTCCATGCCAGCCCCGGGCGCTATTCCCAAGGAGCTCAGCGATGGCTTGATCAAACTCACGAAAGGACCGGAGGACGATCCTACTATGTCCTCGAACAAATCCCAATCAAGAGAGGATTCATCTATCCTTTTCGAGAGGGGCTGGTGACCAATAATCGAGCTGCAACCGTCAGGCAATGACATGGCCCCTGCTTGATGCGAGAGAATTGCTCGCTCCCGCTGCGACAACAGTTTCACGCCCTCGCTATTGTACCTATGAACACTGCTACGTCCGGGTGTTTGCGTAAACCCTTCATGTCGTATCCTGGTAGCGGAGGAATGCTTAGCCCTATTTGATGATGAGCAAACAATTCCTTTCTTGAGATTTCGAGGACTCCTCACCTCTTTATCCATTTCACCATACCACACATCCGTGGGTGGCGATTTGGCGCGAGAGGACCATCGGATAGGGCCACTCTTCTTGTTTCCGGTTTGAACCATCTCAGACTCACCGCCGTTGACACTTACCTTGTACTTACGATTTCCAGGGTAAGGGTCTTCGAAAACTCCTTCTACAACTACTTCACCTCCAAAAATGCCTCGATCACTACGATCTTTTTGAGCGTGGCTGGGTACTTCACCCAGACTGTTTTTCCCGTCTGACGCTTCTACGGTTTTATCCTGACGAATTCCACTGTGTGATTTCTGTTCGTCAGAACGTGGTGTCGGCCTTCTAACACCACTTTTGTGCTCTCCTGCACGTGAACTCGCTGGCACTTTCGCGCCAACGCGTTCCTCCATTTGTTCATCACGGACAACACTTTCCTCGATTGGTCTGTGTCCCGTGGTATCTTGTGTACCATTTGGATGTATTTTTTGTTTTGATGATCTGCATCGGTGGACCCCCCATTCCCCTGTGTTTACAACACGAAGGTACATGAAGGTTCTTCTCTCCCGCTAGGGCTTTACGCGTCTGATGTATATTCTGGAATTCTTCTGGTGGTGACGCGTCACCTCCAACCGTGTTTCAATATTCCGTTGCGGCTCGGGATCCCTCCATGGGTACCCGATAAACG